CCCTTTAGAAGGTAATATGAACTACTCTTATAACGGAAAATTAAAGTTTCCTCCAAGAGATACTGCCCTTAGGAGTAAATCTCTATCCGCCATAGCTGGATGGGCGATACAAGACGAAAACAGAACTCCCGTAATTAATAAAGACGGTTATCTAGCTCATGGCAACAGTACTTCATATTTCGTAGACCCTGCAGGTAGTGGGATTCCTTATGTAGTTTTGGTTGGTAAAGGAGGAACTTCTGGAACTGGAACTCTTGGCGTTATGTCGGGGGTACTAGGGACTGCCCAAACCCCTAACCTCGCAACGGTAACAGATACAACGGATCGCCACACCCCAGCTAATCTCAGACCTTTGACCCCTTCAAATTCCTACCGTATTTCTGTCGATGTGTCTAGTGGGCTGTTTAGTTTTACAAACCAAAGATTTGTTTACACACTATTCAATACAACTCAGAACAAACAATGGGTTCAACCTACTATAATGTACGCAACCAATACAGTTGGTCAGTGGCGGGAAATAGACAGCACCTTATCCGCTAACCTTGTAAACATCATGACAAGTAGTACCGTAAGACCTGAGGCTGGTTTTGGCACGTTCACAGGAATTATAACTCCATCCTCCACATTCCATCAAAATGATAACTATCAATTAATTATTTCCCCAGCAGGAAGAAAGGACGACACTAATACTGGCTACAAAATTAAAAATATTAAAATAGAAGATTATGAGCAAAACCCTAAAAAGACGAGTGGAGGGAGACAAGGTAATAAACTCTTCAAGGATCAGGAATATTTATTAGGTATCGACGCAAGGGTCGCCAGGATCGCCGAAGCTAACACTCATCCTGACGAAAAATTGTATGTACGAATCGTAACTGATCCTAAACCTTTTGTCGGGAATGGCTGGTTTTCGTTTGCTAAAAATTGGTGTTATGATTGGGAAGCTAATTCATGGAGTGAAGTTAGAGAAACTGCAAGTGATAGACAATGGAAACAATTGCCTTTCCCAGGAAGCTCTATTGACACTACGCGCCATGTAGTAGAATTTAACACTCTTAACAGCCGCACTCCTCTTAAGTATAGGTCTCTTTCTAAGGACGGTCCCCTGGGAGGATACTTCGCATCGGCAGGACCAGTCCATGATGACCAAACTGTATACTATGTAGAGATAGGTAAGCCTGATAAAACGGGAGATTTTAATGGAGTAACATTATTAGGTGTAGATATTATAAATAAAGCCTATAATATTTATGCAGAGGATTACTCCAAAAAAGATTTTGGAGATATATTCGATTTCTTTGACGATTTGAACATTAGTAAATCGTCTAGGGATGCCAGGGATTCGTCCGGTACCTACCTACTATCGGGTGGAAGCCGAAGCGAATATCTAGAATATTGGGGTGGTAGTCACTCAGCCACTAATGGAGTTTACGGATTTAGAGAAAATGATTAAAGGTAATATAGAAATTTTCCAAAGTTATGGAGATACCCATAAGAGTCTTTACAAAGGCTCTAACATGGTGGTTGATGGTTTTAGAAAAACCGTTGCAGACGTAATGACCTATATGCCTAATCCGAGTGCTACTCCTACCTCTATGGAGCCAGGAGTGAGCTCTGTGTCAAGTTATCAAATTCAAGCAATGACGTTAGGTAGCGCTAAAGAAGGTTACTCCCAAAGAGACTCTAGGTTCTGGTATAGTGGAATGGCAGCTTCTGCTCAGAACTATCAACTCTTACCTGTTACTGATAATGCGACCTTCGAAATGTGGGATTGCTATTCTAGTATCGGCTTTAACCAATGGAAGTATGATAATGTAGTAGATGCCAATATGTTAGTTAACCCAACACTAAATGCGCCGTTCATTAGGGAGGCGGGGAGTCCAGTGCCTGGGTGGAAGACAAATTATTTGCATCATGACTCTCCGCGTCTGGTAAGCAGTACCACCGATATTACCTCCGAAGGGGAGATAGATATCACTAAATTTGAGTTAGTAACAGGTCAACAGCAAATAACTCTTCGTCAACAGCTTCCTGAGATGAGGTTAGGTGGTGTATACACTTTATACACTAATGGGAAAGCTCATAATGCTACTATGGATGTTCGCATCTCACGAGGAAAAAATAATATACCTCTAGAATATTATGATTTTTCTACCGAAAAATTTGTTGTCTTAGATAAGGATAATACAAATTTAACCTATACGATACAATTAAAGAACTTCTACGAGGTAGATGAATTTAGATTTCGGCTAAGAGGTAATGAGAAGGACCAAGCGTTCCAATCAAACAACGAATATTTTATTGAATATATTTTTCCGTCTATAGGATTTATAGACGAAAGATTTGCTCCTTGGGATTTTAATTACGTGAATCCTTATATTAATATTGTGCGCCTAGAGATATGTGATGAGCGCCATCAAATTCTTAGGAATCCGAATTTCTTAGAACATCAAAGTATATTGATAAATAACGATTTTGATATATTGAATGAGTTTTCTGCGGACGAGGCTACCAATCCAAGTGTTTGTGCACAAGCTAGATTGTTCAATACCGTGGGATGGAAACAATTAAACCCACTTGTTAGATATTCTGAGCACCCAGGTCCCCGGGGGGATAACAGCCACTTAGGCTGTGTCTTCCCTTTATCTGTAAACCACAAAGCGATCAGTACCACTCAGACGGACGGCGTTGCGCTCTATACATCATCTATTGATTTAGATTCAAGTGGAGCTGCCTTGGTGGAACAAACCTTTAAGTTGGGAAGGGAGTATAGGAATCCTTTTGCATTTGCTAGTAATACTCGTACGGACCCCGAGTTACTAGGAGCCGCCAACGGTCAGTATGATAATAACTCAACGTTCATGATGTCCTTCGATACCCAAGTATCCGGACAATCTACTGCTGGGAATTGTGGCAATCTCCAAATTACTTTAAGAAGAGATTCCGATGGGTATGAATATAATTTCACTGAGCATAGTACGACTTTGCAAAATGATATCTGGACTCCTAAAGGAACCCCCTATAAGGTTTTTTATGACGCAAAAGGGACATGGTACCAAAAAGGAGTACAAGTAATTCTCCCTGCGGACGCCAACTACGAAACCTATACAATTAGTATAACGGGTACAGGAAGGAGTGATGCTGCTGGCTTCTGTTATTATTTAATAAGAAATTTTTCTTTGGGACCCCTAGCTGGATGGAGAACTTATGTTTATGACCACAGTGGGATTGCCAAATGGAGCCTTAACTCTAGTCAGGCTAGGGTAAAATCTGGTAATATTTTTTCGGGATTAACTTTAAGCGCTACAAAGTACGGTAGTTTAGCAGCAGGGGGAACCGCTGCTGCTGATGTAACTACATCGATTACTGCTACTAATGTTCCTGCTAAAACACAATTGGTACAAAACTTTGTTGGGCTGGAACCTACCAAAACTTATCGACTAGCAGTAAAGGGAACTTATTTAACGAATACACTACCTCAATTTAGATATAGTTTAAAAGCAAAAGCTAGAACTACGCCGGGTACTAAGAACTATAATATTTTGTCCACATGGATGAAAGATCCTGGAACCGAGATCCTTAATTACAGTGCCCTAAACACTCCTACCAATCTAAATCCTTATTGTACCAATACTGACGCACATAGAGCTACGCACCCATTCTTCTCTAAATCGCTTAATAGCGAAGGCTCGACGCCTTTAGATTGGGGATTATGGGTCGATTCATCTGGGTCCACCGCTGCCAATTCTATCACCTCCAGGAACCTCGCAGCTAATGCAGGTGACTACGCGTTATCCATGAAAGTGTTTAATGGTATGGAAAAACCGTCTTACTTTGTATTAAGCTCTCTTGGCGGTAATAAGGCACCAACATTTTTTAATTGGGAGACTGCCAAATGGGACGTGTTCGTAACTGGCACTATTCCCAGCTACCGAAACAGCGTGTCCGGCGCGTATTTCCTACCCCTACCGTCTGGAGACAATACAACTGATTTTACGTCATACACC